CAAAAATGTGAACCGGACCTGCCGGACGTCGTAAAAAGAATCGACTACATTCAACCAAGGAAAGATTCCTAGAACCTTGGACTGTGCCAGCACAGCTGTAGAACTATTCTAATTACGGGGGGCCAGCCCCCATAATTTCTAGTCTAACGACGACAACGTAACATTTGTTCTTTAAATACGTTGTTTTAATTATGAGAGGGCTTGCTCTCGTGTGACGTTTCTTGTTGTCACTTCAATATTCTAATAAGATTTTATTTACAAATTGTGCAAAATATACAATTTGAAGGTTAATAGCAACCTTCTGAGATATTTAACGACTACTCTCTGAACAAGTCGACTTTATTTATCCTCTTAAGTTAGAGTTGTGGTGTTATAGGGTATTCCCAATTGAAACCCTAAAATAAAATCATCACCCCCACCAAGGGCGACCATATATGGTGATCCTCCTGCAACTGTATAATCATGACCCACAATACTGACGGTCATTGAAACGTAAGCATCAGTACCGAGACCAGCTCCAATACTGATAGGCTTACAATTAACGATCGAGTAATACGGGACAGTTATATCTAAGGGACACCTAGAAACCGTAGGAAATGGTTGCATGTGCACTGAGTTACCAACATAATTGGCTGTGGTGTTTAGAAAATAATTTTGACCACCTATTAAAGTGATCATATCAGTTGTTGCCTGATAAACTAAACGTGCACTTAAATCCACATCGACACCAGTTCGAGGGAAGACTATGACTCTATAAGAGCCTCGATAATAACGAAAAACTGACATCATTGTCAAACACATATTATAATATCTCTTGTCTGCCTGCAGATTGAGATTTGATGCTAAATTTAGTGTCACACCAGCCTGACTAGCAGGATCTTCTGTAGGGTTAAACAAACTATACAAAAGTTGTGTCACCATATTAGTCAATTGTTTGACGCCAGTTATCTCAAAACTTTGATGTGTGCGATTAGACACATACCCATTCTCAATTCCACCTATTACTGGATAAGGTATCTTCATAAGACAATCCATAGACATGCTAGGAAATTCTTTACAAGAAGCCAACCCTCCAGATTGAGCTTGCCAAGCTCCTACAGTTGGTACATTGGCTGTTGTTGGAAGACCCAATTGAAAATCATTTGCCGCCGAAACGAACACCTGAAAATAAATTGGATTAACCACAGGTTCACCACCTGTTAAAACATTTACCACTTGAAGTAATAAATAGCCATTTGTACTATTACCCCGAGTTGCTGAAGTAACAGCAATATTATTATTCAACCATTCTGTTGGTTGCATGAATGGTACTGTAAAACTATACTCTGTCTCGGTTGTAATGTCAAACACTAAATTTATCAAATTCACTGCTTGATCATCTGTTGGTAATACAATTGCTGCTGTGGAAGAAATATAAGGTATATATACTAAACGCACTCTACAAGAATGAAATTTAGATGCTATAAATGAAATATGAAATCGAAAACCACCCCTCCAAAATTGAGCATATTTTGACATAAAAGCTACTGGTGTAGCTACATAACCACTGACTAAATTAACTGGTGTTACATAGTCAGATACTAAATATGCTAAGGGTGTTACATATGTTTGCCAAAGAACAGCACCCACTAAATTCAATGATGTTATTTGTCCTGTATACAGAAGAGCTGGCCTTTGCATAAAATGCAAAATAGACGCTGCCTCTTCTGTATCGTTAACATAAGCATAATCCTTAGTTATTAAAGCTAAAGCTTCTTGGCCCATATTAACAGTCAAAGGACTATCAATGGCATAGTTTAACAAGGGCTGCCTAACCTGCATTGGTGTATGAGTTTGGATATTTATTGGAACAGACATACCTAGATACCTAGACACATCACCAAACAATTTAGCTCCCAACGCAACAGAATTCATATACATTCCAATGCCAGGAAGAAAATGAAGGGACCCTGCAAAGTCACGTGCCTTATAAAAAGCATTAGCAACCTTACCTATCTTCTTTTCATTCTCCTCTCCAACTTGAGCTGTATAATCATTCGTATAAGCATAACCTTGTACATTTGGGTTAACCATTCTAGCAAAAATGGTGTAAGTTATTGTGCTAGCCACACCAGATACACTTGACAAAGGAACAGAGACATAGGGAAATAATGTGAATAAATCCACATCATTTTTACCTATTGTCATCCGATTCTTCACATGTGTAAAAGGAACGACTATAGTTGTTTCTTGCTGTGTATTAGCAGAAATTTGAAACCACCTATTCGAAAATGAATTGAAATACTTCTTATAAGTCGCTTGAAGTATAGTAGCCTGGGGAATCCAGCAAAATACTAAACGACCATAATGAAATAGAGTTCCATTCACTCTTACTGTAATTTCAATATCTGGACGAAAGAAGGAAATTTTATTCAACTTCTCTTGTAAAGCACCACCTGCTACTGTATAAAATATATCAGGAAATACAATAGGTGTAAATGCTGTACCCATAGTTTGGGCTGCTGTCCAATTATAAACTGCTACTATTACAGGTCTTGAAAGAAACATAGGCAGATCGACATTTGGCATTGAATTATAAATGACTAATTTGTCACTATCTTCAGCGACATGGATTTCTCCATCATCGAAAAAGGTAGTAACCTTTTCAGTCTTTTCAATATTCTCTGGATGTTCATCAGTTTGACATATAATGTCCCAACAGACATTATGTACATCCCACTTATGTTGCCTAATATCAGTGTCGATCCACTTATCACAATAACCACACCAATTTGATTCTCCATTTTGAGCTGTCATCAACAGCTCACTAATTAATCGATCAATATTGATTGGCACACGATCAGGACTTTCTTCAACCATATTAAGATGACGCATTAAACAATAACTTGCATTCGTACCAGACGAAAACAAGAGATCATCAATAATATCACCAAAATTAGTTTCATTTTCATAATACTCTGTAATATCTATCCCAGAGGGTGTATACTGACAAAGTATTTGAAAAATGTCCATATCAATTTGTGATGGCTGCAAACAATTGTAATATTTACAATAGTTACATTTACAACCACCAACGTGACTAAAAGAACAAAAGCACTCAATGCTATGTTCATCGAAATCACTACTAATTTGTGCCATAAAACCACCATTTTGAGGTCGAAAGCCCCGCTTTCGCATACGCTTCTTACCTCTGCGTATATCACGCTCATTAGTTTGAGCCTCATTTTCACCTCGTAACACATTTCCAGCTTGTTGACTAAGAGGGAGGAAGTGTAAGCTGCCACTTTCCTCACAATTGGTAGATAGATTTTCAACTTCACAGTTGGACCCGTAATGATTCAATAAAAGAACAGTACTACCATAGTTCTGTTTAAGATAATCATCACGTTTAAAATGGTCGGGATATTGCATTGACACTGCATAATCAAAAGAAAATAATTGACTTCTTTTGATAGAATAACCTGAACTACTAAGATAATCACAATATTTGGCAAATTTATTTCTAAATTGTTCAAACATTTCCTTATCATAGTTCACTAAATAATAAAGTGTCATATTAAACCTATTAAGTTGATCCTGCATATTATTTGGATCACTTTTACTCCAACGAGCAATTTCTTTAATTGTTTCCATATCTAACCGTGCTACATATTTACCTAGGTAAGTTTTATTCAAACTTTCACATTTGTAAACAGCATCAGTCAGAAATGTTAATTCATCCCGATTATAATGGTCCTTAATAATTTCAGCTTTTGTTGCCGATGTATATGTTATACCAATAGACCTCATTAGAGTCTGATAACTAGGCATAGTTATAAACTTAGCCACTGAATCATGTAATGAAACTAAGTTATCATCTCCAAAGAATTTGGCACGAACATATACATGAAACAAATCCAACTGAAATGGTGTCAACTTCAAAAAGGCATATCGAATAAGGAACATATTGGCTAGACAATTAATAATCGTGGTCAAAGCACAGCCTGATGGATTTCCTTGTCTAAACATGTATACCATATCATTAGATATATGTACACTATTAAAACAAGTCATAATCAACACCCGGCGTACCATTTTATTCTCATCGCTATCATCGTAGATGTTATTCAAAACATCCACAACAAATTCTCCCATTTGATGTGAAAGACTAGCATCATAATTACTATAATCACCATTAAGATACTTTTGGAATGTAAGAAGATTCCTCATCATTAAATCCCAATCATATCCATGGATTGATGCCTATAGCCATTTCACCCAGAATAGAAGTAGTATGACAATGAGCTATAAAATAACCACAATACTTACGAGTTAATAAACTCAAATCCATAGGACCAACTTGAAAGAGTCTGGTTTTACCCAAACGTACTTTTTCTATTGGCCTAGTTTCATCTTTGAGTGTATCAACAAAATAAGTATCTTTAATTATACCTTGTCTAGCCATTAATTCCCTTTCCAGAAGATCCTTGCGTATTGATTCCTTCATATGGTATAGATGTTTACCATTTGGTCCTAATTTAACTTCAAACCATGGTTTCTTTCCACTATCTACTCTAGTAAGTAAGTATGGAAAACCAGGGGAAGTTGTTATATCAATTGGATTTAATGCCTCAAAACCATTGATCATTTCAAATTCAGTGAGAATTCTCATACTATTTATGTATGGAGAATCCCATGATTTGATCGAATCAACTGTATGAGACAAAATCGCATCATAATCTTTTTTATCCACCATAGGTGAATAATTGACCATTTTTTGAAGGGCTTTAATCATAGGTGATTGTTCATTACCTTGTTCATCTATAAATTTTCCAAGTCGAGCTGGCTCTGTCAAATGAGGACCGAAGTCCTGCTCCATTTGATTAAACACTATTGACTTAGAAATACTACTACCACTAGACATGGTACGTTTAACGTTTCTTAATTTACCATTGACCATTATCTCTGCAGTCTGTCCCAACACTTCAACATCAACTGTTGAAGCCTTAGAAAAGAAATCAGAAACTTGATCTCTGTTGAAATTAACCATACCTAATTCAGGTTTTAAGGTAAGTACTTTA